AATCCAACGATAGAGAGACAACAAGTATGACAACAATAACAGGATTCAAGGCTGACCAATATGGAGCCTATATTGAAAAAGACCCACAAGCCAACCTGGACTATAGTGTGGATTGGTCTGATTGGTTGGCCCAAGGTGATAATCTACGCACTAGTAGTTGGACTATCAGCACAGTTTCTGGTGATGGATCACCATTGACACAAACAGCCAATACTACAAATACCAACACCAGCACCAGTACCATTTATGTTAGTGGTGGTTCAGCAGGCAATACATATACAGTAACCAATCATATTACCACTGACAATGGCCTAGTTGATGAACGTTATTTCCGTATTCGTGTTAAGAATCGTAGTTTATAAAGGAACAGTATGTTAGAACAAGATGATCTCACTCCAGATTATCAACTTGAACCTGAGGAGGCTGAAGCACAGGCGGAATTAGATATAGCACCTGCGGCGGATGTTGAAGCAAAGAAACAAAGAAAACCTCGTAAAGAAATTGATAGAGAAGTAGTTATTAAATTGGCTCGCCTACATTGTAATGTTAGCGAGATAGCCCGTTGGTTTGGGGTTGATCAAAACACAATCAACCTTAGATTCAAGGATGATATTGAATTGGCCCGTGGAGAAACCAAGGCCAAACTTCGTAGAAAGATGTTGGAAGAGGCAATGAATGGAAATACAACTATGTTGATTTGGTTATCCAAGAATATGTTGGGATTCTCAGACAATGGCCCTATTGAAAGTGATGATAAGAAACCTTTACCTTGGACTGATGCGTAATGCCTTTAAGTGAGCCACAAAAAAATATCGCTGATAGCCCTGCCCGCTTTCGTGTGGCAGTAAGTGGTCGCCGCTTTGGTAAGACCCATATTGCGATTCGTGAGTTGGCCAAACACGCTAGGTTCCATAACCAGATCTGCTGGGCAGTATTTCCTAGTTATAGGATGGCCAGAACCGTGGTCTGGGATAAATTAAAAGCCGCTCTAGGTGAATTGAATTGGATTGCCAAAGTCAACGAAAGTGATCTCAGCATCCGTTTGGTCAATGGTAGTCAGATTGCTCTACGCGGAGCAGATAACTTTGATTCATTACGCGGAATTGGTTTGAATTTTTTATGTCTAGACGAAGTTGCTGACATAGATGAAAAAGCCTGGACTGAAGTATTACGTCCTACCTTGAGTGACAAGCAGGGCAAAGCCTTGTTCTTGGGCACACCTAAGGGCATTGGTAATTGGCTTTTTGATCTATATCAGAAAGGACAAGATCCAGAAGAACATCAATGGGAATCGTGGCAATACACCACCCTGGAAGGTGGAGTTGTTCCGCCACAAGAAATTGAAGACGCACGAAATGATCTTGATGAAGCAACATTCCGTCAAGAGTATATGGCCAGTTTTGAAACGGCCAGCAATCGTGTATATTATGCGTTTAATAGACAACAAAACATTCAAGCCTATACTAACACAATTGAACGACACGAAATACTTTATACAGGTTGGGACTTTAACATTGATCCAATGAGTATTGTTGTTGCTGTCAAACGAGGAGATCAATTATATGTCATTGACGAAATCTGTCTGTATTCTTCTAACACCCAAGAAGCCTGTGATGAAGTCCGTAGCAGATATCCTAACAACAGAATCTGGGCCTACCCAGACCCAGCCAGTCGCCAACGCAAGACCTCAGCGGGCGGCTTTACTGACTTGTCAATTCTCGCTAACAACGGATTCACAGTTAAAGCACCAAATAGTCACACCCAAGTTAGAGATAGAATCAACGCTGTCAATAGCAGACTCAGAAGTGCCAGCGGACAAGTAAATCTATACATTGACAGCAAGTGTAAACACTTGATTGAAAGTTTAGAAAAGCAAAGTTACAAAGCAGGAAGTACTATTCCAGACAAAGATTCTGGATTTGACCATATGAATGACGCACTTGGATATATGATTGATTATATGTTCCCTGTTCGTAGAGATACCAGTCATATCGCCCAGCCAAAGACCTGGGGACACAAATTATCAGCACACTAAGGAAGATATAATATGCCAACAAACACAGGAGTAGGAGCCAGTAAAGAATATGAAGCATTACTGGGCACCCACGAACAATACCAAAACTTAAATGGTCGCTGGAGATTCTTATTGAATAGTTTCCTAGGCGGTGAAATGTATCGTCAAGGACAATACCTAACACGCTATGCCAATGAAAGTGAACAAGATTATATTACTCGTATGATCACAACACCCCTGGACAATCACGTTAAAGGAGTCTTGGCTGTTTATAATGCTTTCCTTTTCCGCAAGCCACCAACTCGTGACTTTGCCAGTCTAGAAGGCAATCCTGACATTGACAAATTCTTAGAAGATGCCAACTTAGAAGGTCAGAGTTTTGATAGTTTTATGAAAGATGTTTCTACCTATTCAGGTGTATTTGGACACGTTTGGGTAGTGTTGACCAAACCTAATCTTGGTGCCTTGACTCGTGCTGATGAACAAATCCTGGGTGCTCGTCCATATATCAGTATGGTAACTCCGCTTGCGGCCCTAGATTGGGAGTGGACACGCACCGCTGTTGGCAGTTATGAATTGACCTATTTCAAATATATGGAAGACAGTGATCGCAGTCATATTTTCACTATCAAGGAATGGTACAAAGACAAAATCATTACCAGCATTGTGAACAAAAGTGATCAGATGATTGAAAGTCAAACAGTTGAGACCAATGGTCTTGGCTATTTGCCTATTACCATTGCTTATAGCCAACGCAGTCCCAAGCGTGGCATTGGTATCAGTGATGTTGATGATATTGCTGATATTCAACGTGCTATCTACAATGAATATTCAGAAGTTGAACAAACTATTCGTATCAGTGGACATCCAAGTTTAGTTAAAACAGCAGAAGTTGAAGCAGTTGCTGGTGCTGGTAGTATTATACAAATGCCAGAAAATATGGATCCTGGTTTGAAACCATATTTGTTAGAGCCAACTGGACAAAATGTCACAAACATATACGAAAGTATTAAGTATCGTGTAGAAGCCATTGACAAGATGGCCAACCTAGGTAATGCTCGTGCTACTAAAACACAAAGTCAAGCACAATCTGGCATTGCTATGGAAACAGAATTTCAAATGTTGAATGCTCGTCTTGCTGACAAAGCAGACAACTTGGAGTTATGTGAAGATAATATCTGGCGTTTCTGGAGCAACTACCAAGGTGTAGTATGGGATGGCGATATTGAATATCCAGATACATTCCATATTCAAGATAAGAAAAATGAAGTGGCATCATTGATTGATGCTCGCAAAACAGTTATGGATCCAGAATACCAAAAGATGTTGGATTATGAAATTATGGAAACTGTGTTAGGTGATGAAGACTTGACCATCTACCTAAGAGATCCAATGGAGTATCAACCCCCAGCACCAGTAGCCGCTGGGATGATCAATGAAGTTCAACAGGCCTCTTTAGGCATTACACAACAAGGTGTCGCAGGCAACCTACAAGTACCACAACAAGGAACACAACAATGATCAAACTTAGCAATCAAATGAAACAATTATGGGCAGACAATTTTGCTGTCTATACCAAAACACACGGATTCCACGTAAATGTAACTGGCTGTGGATTTTATGCCAATCATTTATTTTTAGAAAAAATCTATACCACCATCTATGAATATATTGACCGCTTGGCGGAAGGTATTCGCACCCTGGAAGAAGTGGCACCATTCAGTATAGATCGTGTCAAACAACTGACCACAATCAAAGATGAAACAGTGGTCCCTTGTCCTGAAGATATGTGGATGGAGTTGTATTATGATGTTGAAACTCTAAAACAAGATGGCATAAAAGCATTTGATCTATGTCAAACAGAAAAGCGTTACGGTTTACAAAATATTCTCGCTGACTACTTAGAGGATATGGAACATCTATGCTGGATGTTGAATGCCAGTATGGAAGATGCCAAAGTTCAAGCAGCCAAAGAAGCCGCTGAAGTCAAACTAGGCATTCCAGAAGAACCAACACCAAAGATTTAATAAGACATAAATAACTATACATTACTCATTTAGGAGGCATAGGCAACAATGGACCTACAACAAACATTGGCAACAGAAACAGCAACTGACGCTGGTACTACCGCAGGTAGCGAAGGACAGGCACAAGAGAAGTATTATAGTCAAAAAGAATTTGACGACGCAATGGCTAAAACCCGTGCGGCAAGTGAGCGTAAAGCCATCAAGGCCTATGAATCACTTGGATCACCAGATGAACTTAGAGCACTAAAAGAGCAGTTTGAAAGCAAACGCTTTGAAGAGCAAAAGGGCAAGGGTGAATTTGAAAATATTCTAAAAGACTTGGCTTCTAAAAAAGACGCAGAGATCGCTCGCAGAGATCAGATCATTGCTCAATATCGTGTTGATAGTCCGTTAGTAGAGACCGCGGCCAAGTATCGTGCTGTAGCACCTGAACAGGTGAAGGCATTACTCCGTAATCAAATCAAACTGACACAAGACGGTGAAGTTGAAGTAGTAGATGGAAATGGCACAACTCGCTATAAAGACACTGGCGAGCCAATGGGAGTAGAAGATTTAGTCAAGAGTTTTCTTGACGCAAATCCACATTTCGTAGCCGCTGGACCATCCACTACACAAACTACGAGCGGGATTGGTAGCCAAGGCGTATCTCAAATAGATATCACCAAGTTGGATATGTCCAAGGCGAGCGACCGTGCTCAATATGCCAAATGGAAAAACCAACAAGGTAGATAATAATTTTAACCTTAAAGGAAATTAAAAATGGCTTACCCATCAAATAGTAACACAAATATTAATAATGAACTGTATGCTAACCTGGTAACAGCGGCACAGTTCGCGGCTTATGAGCAATCAGTTGCTCGTCAATTGGTAACAGTATTTGACGCACCACTAAACACAGGCTTGAACCTACAAGTTCCAGTTTGGAGTTCTGTAAGTGCTGATCTAATCACTGACGAATCTGCCGCAACAGCAAAAACAACAAACACAACTTCAGCAACTATTACTCTTGCTGAACACGTTGTTTACCATCAGATCACTGATCAATTACGCGACTCTGCTTACAGCAATGTGTTCGCACAAATTGGTGAGCAAAGTGGACGTGCTATTGCTGAGAGTTTAGATACACAAGTATTCTCAACATTTGCTAACTTCACTACAGACCTAGGTACTAGTGGTAAAGAATTAGTTGTTGCTGACTTGTTGTCCGCAGCCGCTACATTGCGTTCACGCAAGTTGACAGGTCCTTTCTACTGTGTGGTTCACCCAGGTGCGGCTTACAACTTGAAGAAGACATTGGCTACTCCTGCTTATTACAGCGGTGGTTATGTTGCTAACCCAAGCGATGTTGGTAACAACATTCTAAGCGGTTTCTACATTGGTCAAGTTGCTGGCATTCAAGTATTTGAATCAGCATTAGTTCCAACATCCAGCAGTGATTCAACAGCCGCGGTATTCGTACCAGGTGCTATTGGTCACGCAATGCGTGGTACTGTTGAAATGAACACATTGTATCTACCTGCTAACCGTGCTACTGATGTAGTATTGAAAGCAGTTGCTGGTGCTACAGCAATCCAAACTGGTTTTGGTGTTAAGATCACTTGTGACAAAACAATTAACTAATTAATTAGTTAAACAGTATGAAGAGCCCAGCATCTTTGGATGTTGGGCTTTTCCACATTTTTTAATCATCATAAATAATATTGTCAAGAAGGACTTGACCACACACAATGAGAAGGACTCACGATGTCATTTACCGCACCATTTGCCACGCTGGATGATTTACTCCAGGTGGAACCAACTATACAAGACTATGGCCAATTGGATTGGGACATAGAACTAGCAAAGAGTCAAAAAGAAGTCGCTCGTGTGTTGTCAGTTCGTTGGTGGCCTCAGTATGCCAAACAGTTCAAGGTAAATATCACCATCGTAGGTCAAATGGCTCTAATGGATCCAACCCGTTTAGAACCATCACAATGGACACAAGCCACAGTATATCACGCATTGGCTTATCATATTTGTCCAAAACTTACCAAATTCATCCCAGAAACTGACAAGTTCCAGGTAATGATGGAATATTACCAAGGTCGCTTTGAACACGAAATGGATCTCGCTATCCGTGAAAGTGTACGCTATGACATCAACAATGATGGTGCCATACAGCCCTTTGAAAAACTTCCTGATACTTACCTGAGACTACGCAGATGAGCCTACGAGAAGACCTAGCACAGGCCATACAAGTTGGTCTACAAGAAATACAAAATCCAAGACTAGTCTTAGTCACACGTGAGCCATTTGAAGTTGAAAAATTGGCTATCACACAATTTCCAGCATTACTGATCAAATCAGGATCAGAAGAACGCCAAAATGTCACTATGGGGTCTACAGCCATTGGGCGTAGAGTTGGCAAAATAGAAATGAATGTTAGAGGATTTGTTCGTGGAACAGATCTAGATACCAAGCGTAATGAAATCATTGACGCAGTTGAACGAGCCATTGATCTAGACCAAAATTGGGGTCTTAAAGATCGTGGAGTTCTTGGTTCACAAATTTCAGTGATTGAAATCATTGATCGTGCTCCGCCATTGGCAGAGATCAGCATCACAATAACAGTAAATTACAATTACTTGAGGAACTAAAATGAAAGTTTATAAACAAGATCTTGAGCGTGATATCAAAGCGGCTCAATGGGAACAATATTCCACAGCAGGATGGACTCAGAAGGCTGAGTCTATTGTTGCTGTAGAAAAGGCAAACGAGGTTATCAATCTCAAGCCAGCGGCCAAAGTCAAGGCAGCCGTAGAACAAGCCAATGACGACACCATTACAACACAAGGAGAATAATAATGGCGACTTTAACAGGTAATAACGGCGTTGTTAAGATTGATAACGCATCAGCAACAAAGACAGTAGTAGCAAACGTTCGTAACTTCAGTTGCGATATTACAACAGACAAAATTGAAACAACAACTATGGGCGTAGATGTTCGCACATATTTGAAAGGTCTAAGCAGTTGGACAGGTTCCGCAGATATCTATTTTGATCCAATAAACTACACAGGCGGAGCAAATGCTATTGCGGCTCTTAACCCAACAACTTTATTGGTTGGTGCGGCCCCAATTGGTGTTGAATTATATTTAGATGGCACTAGCGACAAATTGGCTGGCAATGCTATTATCACAGGTTTCAGTATCAAGAGTTCAATGGATGGTATGGTAGAAGCAAGTATTTCATTCCAAGGCTCTGGTGCTATAACATTTACAGCCTAACAGGAGATTATTATGGCAAGTTTATCAGGTAACGACGGTCAAATTCAATTGGCCACTACCACAGGTGGTACATACTATCCAGTTGCGGCAGTTCGCAACTTCAGTATTGATATCACAGCAGACAAGATTGAAACAACAACTATGGGCACAGATGTTCGCACCTATGTCCAGGGTCTAAGTTCATACAATGGTAGTGCTGATGTGTATTTTGATCCAACAAACTTCAATGGCAATGTTTACTTTAATCCAACTTCAGGTACTGTTGGTCAAGGTAACTATGCTGGTAAGTTTTACATCAATCAAGATGCTGTAAATGATGTAATGTTCTATGCCAACAGTATGGTCATTACTGGTTATAGTATCAAGAGCAGTATGGATGGTATGGTAGAAGCATCTATCTCATTCCAAGGTTCTGGCGAAACAACATTCTCAGGCGTTGGTAACAAGTAATGAGTCTGACCATTGATATCTCTGGATTAGAAGGCACACAGTTAGCCCTTAAAAAAGGGCTAGCCAAAGCAGTTAAAGAAATAGCCGCGGCTACTCAAACAGCATTGGTTGCCAAAACACCTGTAAAATCAGGTCGTGCTCGCAGTGGTTGGACGACCACTGTGACCTCAACCAGTTTTACTAGTGAAAACCGTGTGCCATATATTCAGCGATTAGAAGACAATTGGTCAAAACAAACACGCGGCAGAGGAATTATTGGCCCTGCTCTCAATCAAGTTAAAGGAAAATTCAAATGAGCGTATTAGAAAAAGCAACAGCACACTTTCGTAATCAATTAAGCAATGAACTTAAATGTATTGATGTTCCTGAATGGGAAACAAAAATTTATTTTAGAAAAGTTTCAACTTTGCGTGAAGAAAGCAAAATTCTTGAACTAAGCCAAGCAGGTAAAACTGTTGAAGCCTTGGTAGAAAGTATTGTTATCAAAGCACGTAACGAAGATGGAACCAAAATGTTTAATCCAGTTGACAGAGTTACAATGCTTAATGAAGTTGATCCAGCCATTATTATTCGTATTGCTGGTGAATTGAATAGTGTAACAAATGACAAGTTGGAAGATATAGAAAAAAACTAAGGAAGGATCCAGATCTTTTATTCGCCTTGAGATTAGCAAAAGATTTGGGTCTAACCCTTGATAGTATTTTAGATATGAGCAGGACAGAATTTCAATTGTGGGCGGCATTTTACATAATTGAAGCAGATGAAACCAAAAAGGCGATGAAAAAATCATCACGATAACTAGGACTTGAGATGGCAGATATTGATATTAAAGTTGGTGCTGATACCAGGGAAGCAGATGCCGCCCTAGGTAAAGTTCTAAACACATTAAAACAATTTGGTAGTATTGTTATTGGTGGAAACATAGCCAGAGAACTTGCGGATCTGACCATTGAAGCCAGCACATTGACCAACAAATTGTTGTCTGTTAGCGACAGCGTAGGTGAAGCCAATGACAAATTTGGTATACTTGCCAACACAGCAAGAAATACCAGTAGTGACATTGGTGGTACTGTTGATCTATTCCAGAAGTTATCACAAAGTTCAGTATTCACAGGATCCAGCACAGAAGCATTGGCCAAAGTAGTTGAACGCTTCAATATGACTGTTCAGATCTCAGGTGCCAATAGTCAAGGTGCCGCCAGTGCGTTGTATAACTTTAGTCAGGCGATGCAGAATGGTACCTTGATGGGTAACGACTTCCGTGCTATGAGTGAAAACAACGGATTCTTCTTAAAAGTTTTACAACAACAATTAGGTAAGTCTGCCACTGAACTTAGAATGATGAGTGAACAAGGCAAACTCAGTGCTGAAACCATTGCCAAGGCCTTGCTGGAGTCAGAGCTCATTGTTGACAAATATGGCAATACTGTAATGACCATTCCACGAGCAGTTAAAAACTTACAAACATCAATGATGGAATCACTCAAAACCATTGATGATTACACAGGTGCCACACAAATTATTGCCAATAACCTGGGTGGTATTGCTGTGGCCGCTGTATTGGCCCTGGGAGCCGCATTTGTATTCCTGGATATAGCAGCCGCTCCTTGGATAGCCATTGCCATTGCTGTGGTTGCTGGTGTAGTTGCCATTGGCGTTGCGTTCCAAAAATTATATGATGCCATCAAGTCAACCATCAGTTTATGGGACCAATTTTTGGCCTTGTTGGATAACACAGCGGCCAAGATTGCCAAATGGTTGGGTATACAATATGAAATTTCCAAGGCCACAGAAGAAACAAATAAAATTCTTGATGATGAAGTCAAGAAAAGAAAACAAGCAGACCAGGTGGCCACAGATGGATTGGTCACACATCATCAACGCAACAAGGCCGCATTAGAACTAGATAAAACCTTAAGCGATCAGATCTTAACAATGACTGCCGCGGCCAAGATTGATGGTCAGATCAACAATGACAACAGAATTGGTTTAGAAATTGAAAAAGCCATTGCTGTTGAAAAAGCCAAATATGTCAAAACTGGTGAATCAATGTTGGCTTCTGACATACAAAGATTATCAGCCGCTGTTCAGTTAAGAGAAGAAGCCAAATTGGCTGCCAATGGTCAGACATTGATCTTGAACAATCAAGATCAATACAGTGATCTACTTGAGAAAAACAAACAACAACAAAGAGAAATCAATGCCGCTATACAATTTGGTGCTGATACTACCAAAGCAAGAATAGCACAAGAAAGATTGTTGCTTGAAGGTATGGCCCAATATTTGGCAATACAAAAATCCAACCCAGGTACAAGTTTATTTAGACGATATGATGCTGAAGTTGATGAATTGATTACTAAAATTAAATTGGCTGATCAAGAAGGTGCGGCAATGTTTGAAAGGTTTCACTCAGGAGGAAACCAAAATCCAAATACTCCATTGATATTTGGCAATGATCAAAAAGGTGCTCCAGGTCTAAATATGGGCCAAGCACAAAATCAAAATCCATTATATGGTCAAGACAACTACAGCAATTTGTTAAATGGTTATACTTCATTTAACCTTGAAGTTATTAGACTTGATCAAGAACTATATGCTAAGAAATTAGGCATTGCTGAACAGTATTACGCAACTATATTACAGTTGGACAAAGATGCTTTGGGCAATCAAAGATTTGGTGCTGAAACAGCCAAGCAAATTGCTTCTGATAGAACAGCATTTGAAAAGAAATCAGATACTGAAAAAACAGCCTGGGCATTGGATCAAATGGCCCAGACCTTTACCGCAATGGGACAACACAATCGTCAGGCCTTTGAAGCGGCCAAGGCCTTCAACATAGCCAATGCGGTTATGAATACCTACTTGGG